ATCTGTCCTACGGTTACGGTAGCGATCCTGACTTCGTATTGATATAAAACCTGGTCTCATTACTGACTAAGTTCTGTTATTCTAGCAGTTCCTGTTACAGAACCAACTCTGATTAATGCAACTTTACTTGCTGAATCTACTCTAAAATATTCTACAGTAAATGCAGGTATAATTAAAGATGATGAACTAGCAGTAGGTGCAGCATCAAATGCTACAAAAGCATCAACAGTAGTTACTACTCTGATCTCTCTTGTGTGAGCATTAAAAGCACTAGAAGCAGCAGAAGATGATCCTACAGCTACAGTCTGTGTTGCGCCTGGTCTAAATGTTGTTGGAGCTTTCATATTTTTTCCTTATGTAAAAGAGGGAGCCGAAGCTCCCCCTAATTATTAATTACTCAGTAATATCTAATAAGATACCGTGAGCAGCTTCGTTTCTAACTTCTAGAGTAAATTCAACTAGTAGTTGTTTTTTCTCTGAGTCGCCAGTCTTAGCAAGATCATTCACTTGGAAATCTCTTAGGTAAGCGGCAGCAGCCATGTCTGTTTGTAATAAGAAACAAGTTTCTAATCCAGCCATAGTTCTGTTAGGTATAATCTGAAGATTACCAAAGTCTGATACATACACATCAATGGATGCACCAAAAGTTTTATCTTCACTAGTAAACATTCTAGGATTAGAACTACTAGCTCCAACAAATCCAGATATAGTTTGTTTTACTTTAGGTGGTACAACTAGAACATCTAGATCTCCGCCTGCAGTGTAAACTTCTTGGATAGTTTCTTTCAAGATTGCTTCAGTTATTGCTCTATTTGTTCCTGCACCAGGAGCATCAGTACCATCACCAGTTGATAATGTTCCAGAAGTTCCAGCAGATCCATTAGTTTCAATCCAACATTGTAGTCCACCAAAAGTTCTAGCAGCAGTTGCAGAACCTACTGCAGCTAATGTAGCAGATGAAAGAGCAAGCTCCATATCTTTTTTAAGTTCTTTTGATTTCTTAGCAATTTGGTAAGCCATTTCATCAGCTCTACCAGCAGCATCAACAGATGATTGCGTGCCAGAAACAGCAATTACTTTGTCCATAATCTGTGTAAAGTTTTGCTTTCTAGCAGTTGCAGTAGCAGCGTCTATAGTAGCATCGTCACCTTCGATTACAGCGTTAGAAGCAGCAGCAGCTAATGAATCTATTTGCCACTCATGCTTAGTTTGTTTAGCAATCGCTCTCGGGATTGCAGAAAGTATTGGAGTATCTTCAGGAGATATATTGTAAATTACATCTACTAAATCTTCTCTAATACCAGTAGTGTCGTACGTATCGTACAAGTTTGTTGGTTGTGCCATTTAAGGACTCCTTTATAGATAGTCTTTAAAAATAGAAGCAGCATCTTTTGCAGCTCCTGTTTTCTTCAGACGATTTAGTTTGTCTCGTCTAAGTTTTGAAGAGGCATCAGTTTTGTTTTTAGCAATACCAGATTTTACAACCTTGGGAGCATTAGCAACTTTCTTTGTAACTTTAGCATTAGATTTCTTTAAAGCATCATAAGCCATAGCATCTCTAATTAACAAGACTTGTCTTGCATCATAAATACTATTTATATCTTTTTCACCATAACCTAATTTAGAAAGATATACTCTCATATCAGATTTAAGTTTGCTTGCTTTAGCAGGATCATTAAACTCAGGAACAAGAGTACTAACTTTATGTTGTTGTTCTTGTAAGTATTTTTGAAACTCTTGCTGTTGATTAGCCTTAGTTTCTTCCTGAATCATTGCCAGATTCTCAGCACGTTTACGCATCTTATGCTCTAAGCGTGCAGCTTCTGACGGATCTTCTTCGTAAAGTTTTTCAAAGTCTATTCTACTATACTCTTGTTGTAACTCTTGTTGAGCTACAGTTGTAAGTTCTTCAAGTTTAGACAATTTATTATTAATCTCAGATTGAGATTGTTGCATTAGATCATTGTACTTTGATTTCTCTAAAGATAGTTCTGATGTCTTGCGTGTGTAATCTGCTTCTCTTTGGTATCCCCGAAGTAGTTCATCAAGGGTCACCTCCATCTCACTACCGTCTACTTTAACAGTATATGAAGGCTCCTCTGAACTTTCGTTAATATCTTGTTCAGCGTCATCTGTAGCTTCAGCTACCTCAACTTCTTCTACATCCTCTACAGGTATGTTATCTTCAGTTGGTTCTTCTACAACTTCTTCAGTTGTTTGTTCTGGCTCAGCAGGTGCTGGCTCAGAAGTCAAGCCTTGCATCAAACCTGATAGGGTTTTTGCAGCGCCTAATACATTTGTAGCTTCATCAGCCATGTGTACACTCCTTATGGTTAGTGTTATTTACAGCACTCCAAGATGGGTGGTGCTATTTTTTGCGTAGCTCATCTAATTGTTTGCTAGCAAGTTGACCAGTTTCCATAACAGTACGGAAATGGTTTTCAAACTTACCTAAAATTTGATATGCAAGATAGATCTTTGTTCTTGCAAGTTCATCATTTGGTCCTGTTTGAAATATCGCTTCAGTATAAGATTGTTTTAAAGTGTCTATTGTTTCTTTAAACAACTCATCTTCTAAAATATTTTTTGCTCTTGAGCCTCTACTGCTCTCTAGTTGTAGGTCCGACATTTATTTCTACCTGTGTTTGTTGTTCTTCTGGTTCTAACAAATTCTTAGTAGCTGCGTCAAGCATTTGTTTATTGGTATCTGTTATACCTTTCATCTCTAATGCTTCACGTCTTATTGCCTTCTCATCTATATCAGCGTTGTATTTAAGTTCAAGTTCTTTAGCTTTAGCTTCAAACTCTAATATCATTTTCTGATACTTAAGTTCCATCTCACGCATTCTATTTTCATAGTTCATCTGTGCTTCTGCAGCTTTCTGTTGAGTTTGTATCTGTGATACTTTCTCAAACTCAGATGGTGGTTTAGGTTGCGGTTTCATGTTTTGCATACCAACTTCAGGATTAGTAAAGTATGATCCAACATCTTTAAGTCCTGCATTCTCAATGATACGAGCTAAAGTATTGTAAATATTATTTAAATTAACAACTGGTCCTTGAGCTGAACCTTGTAACTTAATAGCTTCTAGCTGTCTTCCAAGGATGCCATTTAATATTTGTAGTTGTTGATCTCTAGATCCTGTACCTAATCCAACATGAATAGTAACATTGCAACGATCTTTCCATTCCATAGGATTCATAGGTATAAAGTTATTTCTAATTTTAACTATACGTTCTTTGTCTTGATACTTAACTACAAGTTCAAACATCTTCTTAAATAAATCTTTAACACCTGTTTCTGCAAATACTCTTGCAATCAATTCTAATCTCATTTGTGATTGAGATAATATTGTATTAATACCTGATGCAGTTTTATTCAAAGTATCTGTATCCATACCTTGATTGTATTTAGTAATACCACTTCGTTCTTCTTTTACAGTATCAAGATATGTAAGTAATGGGAATGCCTGGTTGCTTAATGGTTGATTCTGCATAGGCATCATAACTTGTCCTGGTGCAGCTTTTGTTCTAACTATTCCTCCAGGTCTGTTTGTTAATAGATCATCAAGATTAACTTGACCATCCATTACAGCTACTCTGTTATTGTTTGTTAAGTACATATTGTCTAGTACTTGTCTTAACACAGTAGACTTAATTAATTGTATATCTTCTACTAACTCAGATACTGATCTACCATAGAATCTATGTGGTACAATTATAGGTGTAACAGAACAGAATGGGTGTGAATCAACAGGAACATTATCTAATATTGTATAACCATTATCACCACCACTTGTGATCTTTCTCATTTCTGCTACGCCATCACCATCCATATCAACTTTGATATATGATTCATAAATAATTATTTCTTCTGTAGATTTATCTCCTACAGTTCTATCATAATCATCATCAACATTTCTGTAACGAGTAGATCTTTCTGAATTGTATTGTTCTTTATTTTCAGCAGGTAGATCATAAACAGCGTCATAATCAAATCCCATTTCTATTAAAGAACTTCTAGTCATAGGAACTTTATGACAAACAAAGTTAGCATCTTTTAAAGACTTAGCTTGTCTTTCAATTAAAAATTCTTCAGGTGGAATTGGTTCTATCTTAACACGACCTATTGTTTGTTTTCTAGAAACTACAACATCATGCATCATAGGTGTTTCTAAAGCATCTAGTTGTTCTTGTGCATCAACTGTAGCTAGAGCATCTCCTGCTTCATCTATTTCTTTTTGAGCTTTCTCTTTTTGTTTTACAAATGTTTCACTTATGTACTCAGTATGTTCTATTACTTCTACTCCATCTTCTTCTATTAACATATTAAACTCATCATCAGATAAGTTTTCGTATGTTTCTCTTTCTATCTTTTCAGAATCATCCCAATATACTTTGCATATACCATTCTTTTGTAGCAATGCATCTTTGAACATTGTGTATAAAGCAGTAAAGCCATCATTATCTTTATTAAATATGTGGTTTAAATAATCAGTAGCTTGTTCTGCAATCTGTACATCTTCTCTTGATACAGGTTCTACTTTAACAACATTGTCACTAGATGTGAATATTCTAAGTAATGGTGGTAATATAGATTCAATAGTATCAGCTACATCAGTAGATACAACTTGTGATCTACCTTCTACCTCATTACCAAATGCTTCACCAAAATAATATTCATTTGATTTGCGTCTAGCTTCTGTAAGTTCAGATGAATAATATCCATAACTGTTCTTAATATGATCACCTAATATTCCTGACAGTTCGTATTCGTCTAGTTGTTTTCCTTTAGCCATATAATTCCTTAAACAATATATCTTGTATCTACATACATTGGTTTAGCCCAATCAGTTCTTGTTGGTCCATCAACAGAACATCCATAGCGAAATGCATCAGCTCCATGTGATGCCCAGTCATGTAGGGGTTTATTTTTAAATGTCTGCATTCTTTCATCAAACTGTTTACGGTATTGTCGCAAACAATCAATACCATATTTACATCTGTTTTTATCAAACCAACAGTTATCTAAATTATTTCTCACAGCTTCGATACCATGATGTACTTCTAACTTAGGACATACTTCAAAGTCAATTCCTAATTCTCTTGCTACTTCTAACCTAGACTTACCAGTTCCTAGTTCTCTAGTTGTAATATCGTGTGGTGCAATATGCCTACCATAGTTATAACCTTTAGCTTCTAGTTCATTAACATAATACGCTAATGATTCACCAGAGGTTTCTAAATAATCAATCAGGTGTATCTCTGTTCCTGATCTTTGTGCAAACCATATTGAAGTTGAATCACCAATACCTAAATCCCACCATGTCTCTACATCATTGTTAGGATCATATTCAACATCAGTAATGCGATC